GTGGTTTTATTCTAGGAACACGCGCATAATACCTTATCCACTTCTTCTCGAGGATCTGTAAAAGACCTCCTAAGCGCGCGCTAGAACCGATACCGCCCAGTTTAACTGGTAGCGACTTTGGTAGCGGGCGCCCCCGGAAGACTTTCAGACAACCGAAGAATCTCATTATGGTGCCTATCACCCGTGATTTTACAACACGAGATAGTGTAGATTGTAGGACATTTGTTACGACGTCACCACATGATCTAACTAGATCATAAGCAGGCATTGAAGTTTCATATAGGGTAAAAGTCGGTATAGATGGGATCGATAAAATCTCACCTAACCAACACGCTCTCCCGCAAAATACACCGACAGTTTGAGAAGTGATTGTCTTAGACTCATTAAGAGTTAGACCACTACCATCAATCTGTCTTTTGTAAGTAGCGAGTGTGTAGGTAGCATCATCACTACCAACCATGAAAAGGTCATCACCGCACATGACATAGTCACGTGAAATCGGTTGTACCATAGCATGGTGTGCAAGAGATGATACCTCAAAGGTCCCCTTTAGACCCATCAACATCCTAGTCGGGTGGATCGAATGATCGCCCACAACAATTTCGGATGAGATGACCCTATAGAAGTCCTCAGCGCCAAGAAGCTCAAGGATTGGCATGTAAGCAATTGGATATAAACTATCCGAGAACGCTTTCAAATCTGCCGACAGGACATAAGGTAACGTATTAATCGGGTGTTTATTAACAACGCGGCTTAAAACCGTAGCCATATATTCATGACCGGAGATCTGATTATCTGAAACGTCCTGTTTTATCTTACTGAGCATTGTCCTTGAACGTTCATACAAGTCGGTACTATTGATTAGTCCGTCGTAACCTACTATAATACGGGTTTTTCCCGCCTTTTCAGAAAGGACCGTTGCACGAGCAACAGGGCCCTTGTAAGAAAACTTATAGTAGGCTGGATCGGACGTCAAAGAACCGATTGCAACAGGAACTTTCCTTGTGCTTTTTTGTCCCTTATAAGTTCTTCTAGATAAATCTACCACCAATGAATTAGGTGAATAGGACTTACCCAAAGAACGGAAAAGCATAGTACCAAGATTTGAAAACTTAGTACTATAGGAATACGAGTTAGCGC